CCGACCATGATGGACCGGAATATACGCGCGCTTACCCACCAGATCCTCGCTCTTAGTCTCCAGACGAGACAAAAGCAGAACCTCATTATTCAACTGCTCAGCAACCGGCCCAAGGTAATACTCCTTGAGAATGTTACTAAGCGTACTAAGATCAGCACCAGCCATATCTTAAACACCTCCAAATTAGGACATGTTACGAACAGCCTCCAAAGCCGCCTTATGAGCATCATCCACATTCGAAAAAGAACGCGAAGGAACACTAGACGGAGAAGCCGGAGCAGGCGTAGCACCATGCGGAACAGTCTTAGCCTCCAAATAATTCCCCAACAATCGCTGCTGAATACTATGATAAGTATCAGCCGCAGCCATTAAGTCACCATCAGTAGCATAAGCCAAAGAATAAATCGCCTCAAAATCGTCATCACTATAACTAGGATTAAGAGTACGAATAGTATCCTCCATTGCCTCTAACTCACCAATAATCTCTTGCTGAGCCTGCATAGCAACCATCTCCTCACGAAATGCTCGCATCTCACTCAACTCCGCCTGCAACTGCGGTGGAAGCCCATCGTAACTCGTATCATTATAATTATCTGGAGTAAACTCATTCATTGTCTGGCTAACATCAGGTGTTCCCAAAGTCTGCTGAATCTGCGTCGCCACCTGCTGAGCAAATGACGGATCATTATTCAACGCATCAAGGAATCCGACTGCTTGTAGAGCAATATCAGGATCAACTCCGGCTTCAGAGAACGACTCATAATTACGTCGCAACTCTGCAATCTCCTGAGTCTTGCGAGTATAATCAGCCTGCATAGACTTATACACCTGCTGCATATCCTCAGGAAGAATAGTCGGATCAAAACCAGTAAAGGATTCCACATCAGGATTATCCCCCACCATACTCTCATCCGACACAACCGGCTCAGCAACCTCATCAGGTAACTCAGCCGTAAGAGCGTTTAACGCCCCATCCATATCAATGTCACTCATGTGACCCTCCTATAAGAACGACTCCAGTTTATTCTGGTTGGTCGCTATTTATTCACCACAACACTCTCAGCAGAAATCTCAATAATATCCGCCGAACGATCCTCAGCCGCATTAACAAGACTATCCGCAAAACCACTCATCAACTCGCGCATCTCCTCCTTACTAGGAAGAGTATGCACAGTCTCAGTGCGCTTAGTCGCAAGCCCATTAGCAAGCCGAATCTTATCATCCATAATACCCACAACAGTAGCAATAGCACTCAACTGTTTAACCTCCGCCTGAGGAATCAACTCCTCCAACTTACGCATAGCAGTCTCGCGCACACTACTCGCATGAGCAATAAACTCATACACATTATTAGCAATCTTCTCATTAAGATTATCAGGAGGACCATTCTTCTCCCAATCCTTACCCCAATAAGAAATAGTCGAAACAGGAATACCAGTCTCACGAGCAGTCTGCCTAACACTCTTACCATTACTAATCCAAATCACATACGCAGCCGCCTTAGAATCATCATCCCACTCAACACGACTCTTAGCCATTCTTAACCGCCTGCTCAGCAAGCGTATTAGCAACCTTCTGATCAGCAAGCACCTGATTACCCTGCAACTTCTGCAACAAATCCATCTGATACTGATCCATCTGACCACCAGCACCACCCTCAGAATTAGGCTTATCCTTATTATCAATCACAACCGTATCAAGCGGCGGCTCCAACAACTCTTGCGGAGTAACCTCCTTAACACCAGACTGATTAAGAATCTTAGATCCAACCGTCGGACCAACAGCACCACGCAACTGAAGACTAACCTTCGGAGCATCACCAGTCGGCGCAGCCTCACCCTGCAACGCCTCCATAGTAAACTGATAATGCTTATAAAAACCATCTTTAACCTCAGCAGGAAGAGTCTCAAACTCAGCACTCTTCATAAACGCAGCATGCGCCTCCAAATGAGCAGACTTATTTTCATAAGCCAACGGTTGCAACCCAGCATCAACACTCTGCTGCAACAATTGCGGATCAACCTGACCACCCTGCATCATACTCATCATAAGTTGCTCCTGAGCCTGCTTAGCCGCCTGCTCATTAAGAATACCACCATCAAGCAACTTATCATGCTCACGCATAGCCTGCTCCTCATCAGCCTCAAACTGCATCTGAACACCCTTAAAATCAGCCATATCCATATACTTATAAGCCTTAGTAGGACTAAGAATACCCATCTGAAGCATCTGCATCACACGAGCCTGCCGACCAGCACGAGTACGCGGAAGACCAGAACCAGCCTCAACACGCACACTAACGCCCTTAATAAGATCAGCATTCTCAAAACGCTCAATCTTAGGTTTAGAACCAGAACCAGTAATAATCATCGTACGAGGCTCATTATAATAACGCTGAGCCAATTGAAGCATAAGATTACCAGCCCGCTCCAAACCCTTTTCCATCATCATAATCTGAGGAGCCAAACGATCCGTAGCAGCCTCCTGAAGAAGATCAATAGCCACACCAGCCTCAACATTCGGCGGCACAGCACCCTCCATAATCTCATTCAAACCAAAAATATCCTTCAAACGCACACCCAAATCCTGAATATGCTCAAACACATAAGGAGGCAACGAAGGCAACGGCATAGGCTCAGGAGTCTTACCAGCAACAGGATTATACTCAAAAATAGCACCCGGCTCATCCGTAACACGCTGCCGCAAAGAACCAATCGGAGCCATCATCTGAGGCTTCAACGTAAGATTCTTATACTCAATAATCTGCGAAAGAGTACGATTCAACTCCTTCTGCAACGGCACAGCCTGCTCAACAACACTACCATCCCACAATTGTCCCGGCACACGCATACCCGGAAACTTTACAAGCGGTAACTCTTCAAAAGGATAAGGCCACGGAGCATCATAAAGAATAATACTAGGATTCTTCGTAAACACAACAAAACGACCCTCAGGATACTTACCACCCGGAACAAAATACCCATAATACACAACACGAACATTCTCAGTCGTCTTAGAATCCATATTACCAAACGCACCCGGAAGAGTCTCATCAGGATAACGATTAACAGCATTAGGCTTCAAACGCACACCATAACGATCAAAAATCTCCTCACTAGACAAAGGATGAATACAAAACGCAAACTTACAATCCTCAAACACCTGAGCAGAATCATCCAACAACACATCAAACGGACTCATCACATCAACACGAATCTCACCCTGATAAATACGCCGCTTAAACATATCATCATCAACACCAGCGTCCTCAAGATTCTTCAAAAAATAATGCTTAATCATAGGATCAACAATAGGCTGCCCATCGGGATCCATAAGCACTTCCATACCCGGACCAGCCTTATCATCCCAAGTAATCTTCCAAAAACCATTACCAGCAATAATACTCCACATCATTGCCTCTTCCCGCTTCTCGGTAAGATGCAAAGCATCCCACCAATAATCAAGCATATTCTCAGCAATCTGAGTAGCCTTCTGCGCCTCATACGATGCTTGCCCCGGAGTCGCAAAAAACTGTGGCTTAGACTTCACAAGACGAGATAACAACGAAAGAGTATTAGGAGCAATCTGATTAGAGACAAGACGCACACGATAACGCGGCTTATCACCATCATCAGTAGGAAGCGACTCAATCCTACGAGACTTACGATTATAAAAAACGTACTGCTTACCCTTATAAAAAGATAAGTTTAACTTCCATTGTCGCGCAAGCAATTCGCGCTGTCGTTCCAACTCGTCTACACGCTTAACGAGACTAGCCGCCGAAGCAAAACCAGTAGGAATATCATCAATATAATCAGTAGTCTCGCTCAATTCGTGCCTCCTTACAGCAACTCAAGATCAGCAGGCGCTAATCCCGTCTTTTCAAGCAAATTCTTATACTCATAGGGAGTCACTAAGCCATTACTTAAAGCCCAATCAAGATCCTGCTCTTCCTCACTAATCCTTAACTGGCCCATCGGAACGTCGCTTAGAGGTTGACTTCCCTCCAGTCTTAGGCTTTCCAACCTCAGCCTCTCCGTTTCCAACGCTAACATCTGGCTCGTCCACGTTTTTTGTGTCTCCAGAATCTCCAGCATCACGCTTAGTAATAACGTATCCTGCTTGCTCCGCCAACCAAACAATAGTCTCCTCCTTCACAAGGCGCGTACGACTACGCGCCATCATCGTATCCCTACGATTAGCAATCTCAGTATCAAACACACTATCCGAAGGCTTTAAACGCTCTCCAGTAATAGCATCACAACAAGCATTACGCACATTCGTAAACTTAGGCATTACCAAATACTCCCCATAAACTCGTCAATATATTTATCTTCCTTCTTACCAGAAGGCAAATCATTCAAAACCCAATCCGGCATAGCCGAAACAACACTAGGCTTCTCAACAACAAACTCTCCCAACAACGCGCCAGCAGTACGAAGAGCAATCTCCATACTATCCAAACAGTCATCCTTAGGAGCACGAATCGAAGAATCATAATCAACCCACTCCTGAATAAAATCAACATGATCCTTCTTAATCTTAACCTTACCAATCCTAAACAAAGGACTCATAGCCAGAATACGCTCCCACTTCTTACCCTTAGCAAACATAGGAACAACAGGAGGCATACTAGTAAGACGCTCAGTCTGCTGAACAAGCGCAGCCTGATAAGCATTCGACTCAATACCAATAATCTCCGGCTTATACTTAATATAATACTCCTCAATCTTAATGAGTTGCTCTGCGAATGGAATTCGCGCCGCGTATTGCTCTAGTAGAAACACCTCGTTAGAGTCTGCCACCCCAATAATAGTGATCACAAACCTGTCAGCATTAGCAGACAAACTGATCGCAGGGTCAACTCCCATGTATTTACGCAATTTAAGCGGTTTTCCATCCTCATCAATCAAATCATTAGAATCATAATAGTGCAGCCAATCTCCGGCTAGGTCTTTGCCTGCCATACTGTCAAAACTCGCCATATACTCTTGTGCGAAAAGCAGCGGATGATATCTAGACTGCACATATTCCCATTCTTCTTTACGAAAGTAAGGATTATCAATACTACGATACTCTACACGACTATTATTCGCGTCTTTACGAGCATCATCACTAAAAAACTCTTCATAAAACCAGTTCTTCTGGTTCGGAGTGGTCGTCGTAATAAGCAAACCCTGCTTATCCGACAAAGAAGGGCGAATAACGCCCCAAGACTCGTCATGCTTAATAAAAGCAGCCTCATCCATCCAAAGAATATCCAAACCAGCACCACGAAGCGACTGTGGATCCTCAGCAGACTTAAACTCTACAAGACTACCATTATTAAATTCGAACCTCAAACCACCCTTATTCTCCTTTACCTCTTTACCAATCGTCAATCCCGCCTTAATACACACATCACGGAACGTCAAATACGACGGTCGCCCCACCTTATACGAAGCAGAAAGCGCCCACACCCACAAAGGCTGGTCGCTCTTACGACCGTGTGCATCCAAATGGAATTGTTCAGGATGCAAACAATAAAAAAGAACCTCCCACGCAGCACTAAGAGTCTTACCACCACGCCGCCCCGCTACCAAGTGCCTAAAACG